TTTTTAAACGCGCATTCGGAACACTAAAGGTAACAGCAGTTACACACTTATCCACACCCTGTGGAAAACCTGTGGAAAACTCCAAGAAAAACCGCCCCAGGTGTGAGTGAGGCGGTTGGAGGTAATATGTGGAGGAAAAAGAAGAAGATTTTTATTTTACATTTCAAGTATAACATAATGACTTTAAAATGCAATACATTTATTGAGTAGTGGTACAATATCATTTTTAATCTTCTGATTTTCAAACTTGAGCAGTCCTTGCTTATACATTCTAACAGCTAACCTCAAATAATAATTCTCTCTCGCATTCAAAAACACTGTAGTTTCGGTGTGATCATTGAAGTCGCAGGCAAACTTAAATTTAGTGTTCGGATCATATTTATTGCTCATATACATATAACCATTTTTGCTATACCACATACCAATATTTACACCGTTAATAACCAATACGCCCCAGAATGTACTATCGGCAGGCTTCTTCTCAATGAAATTCTTATTATCTCTTAACATTTCATTATCAATAGCATACCGGCCATAATCAGTATCTTGGATTAAGCGGCCAAACTTTGATTTCTTTTTGGCTTCACGGTATTTAACATTCTTAATGTAATTTACAATAATAAGCCCATCTTTGAAACTTCTAAATTCGGAATTATACGGCAAATCTAAATTAAAATAGGCAAAGTAAGGATTAGTGATAGAAAGGCTATTACCAAGGAAAATAACCTGAATATCACGAAGCCTTCCAACAGTTTCAATTACATCAAGCATCATTGTAACTTCATTCTTGAGGTATCTATATGTGCCCCCATTATCAAGCAAAAACTCGTCAAAAATAATAGTAGTAACTTTTGGAAAGGCCGTAGATTTCAAAATATTAGCCGTAGACAATGGTACAGCAAATCCACAAGTTTCGCCATTGCAAGTAAATTCAGTGAGCATTTTAGTCTTTTTAACTTTCAATGCATAATCTTCAAAATAGCCATTACTTTGCAAATCATCCCAGAACGTAGAAAGTGCAGTATCTAATTCTGTCTTGTACCGGCGAAGATAAATAAATTGTTCACCAGTTCTTAAAAATTTCTTCAACATGGCAACCTTCGAGCCAAAAGTTTTACCAGTGCCACGCTCGCCCAGTACAAAGGCCATCAAAAAGGGAAACGAAAACAATTTATCAAAGTTGTAAAAAATATCATTATTCATAATCAAGACACAGCCGGAATACTATTGTAGTTTAACACTAGCGTCCTAACTAGACAAGTTTTGTAGCAGCATTTTCTGCATGGACAACCTACAAAAGACTTATTAAACTTTAACAATAGCAACCAGCTGTTAAATTTCGGCTTTAATGATAGACTCACTATTGCCTAATTTTATTATAACATAGAAACCTCCGAGGGTGGGCATTCGGAGGTCTAGTAGAAAGGTAATGTGTGAAATTCTACGCTTCAATTATATCACTTTTTCACAACTTTATCCACATGTGGAAAACTGGCACCAATTTGATGCTTGCATTGTGGAAATTTCGTGTATAATAGAATTAGAAAGGAGAAATGGTAATGTGAAGAAAGTAAAAGTTACCAAAATCCCAACAGGGGTACATTATATCAAAGTTAAAATAACTAAATAGGAGAATTAAAATGACACGTAAAAAAGCAATCGAAATGACCGAAACCTGGAACAAGGATTTGGAAGCTGGTGCTACAATCGAGGGCCGCTACATTAAAAAGGAACATATCAGCACGCAATTTGGCGATTCTGAAAAATATATCATTGAAACAGCTGATGGAAAGAAAATGGGCGTATTTTCCACAGCTTCATTAGTACGCCAATTCAATAATGTTCCTGAAGGCTCATACGTATGGATTACCTACAAAGGTGAAGAAACATCTAAAAATGGCCGACCGGTCAAAGTCTATGATGTTGACTACGATGATGAGAAATAGATAATCAAGTGGTGCTTACCATTGGCATAATATACATCGCTTTTACAAATATTTCTAGCAGGTAAGTTAAATGCCGCAATAGAGCAGCCGATTAAATCAAGGAGGTAAAATGGCAATTCGCTATAACAAAGATTTGAATGCTGAAATTCGTAATACGGTGCGGAATTTCAATAAAAAAGTTGTTCGGGCTGAAAAGCGTGGTTTTCGGAACTTACCTAACACTGTCAAGGTGAGTGAATTAAAATCACGGTATGAGAATCGTTCCCAGCTGGTACGCGAATTACGCCGGTTACAAAATTTTAAACGTGGTGATATTCTAACGAGAATTGAAAATCAAGGTGGCGCAAGAGCTATATCTTGGCAGTTTGATTTTATTAAGTCAAACGCCAAAGAAGCCAAAGAATATTTTGAACGAGAATACGAAAGAGTTAATAAAAGGCTTGGTAAATATCCCGGGGAGAGATTATATCGTGATGCTATAGCTTCTAAAATTAATTTACTTGAACGCAATATAAATTATTTATCACAATCGCAATTTCGTAGCGTAATGTCTGCTGTAAATGAATTTTATAATGCACCAAGAAATCGTGAAGCACAGTATCGGGGCTTTTTAAGTGAGGTTGAATGGGTGATGGAACAAACCGGCATTTCGAAAGAACAACGAGATGTCTTTTTCAGAAAATTTAGTAAATTGACACCTTCACAATTTTTATATGCTTATCAAAATAATCCAATAATTGAAAGAATATATAATTTATATCAAAAACGAGAAGATGGCGAAACCTATTTAACAGATAGTGAAGAAAATGCTACAGATTTGATGGATACGCTGATGGAGGATGCTGATGATATTGTAAATGACGCAAAACTTAATGCGGATTAACAATATCTATGAATTTAAAACTCTGTTATGCTGGTGATTTTGAAACCACTACTGATGAGAACGATGCCAGAGTATGGGCTTACTCATTATGTAACGTAGAAGATAATTCGGAATTTATTTATGGCATTTCAATAGATGAATTTTTTGAAGTGTGCAGTGATTACTCTCACAATTATAAAATTTGGTTTCACAATCTAAAATTCGATGGCGTATGGATCATATCTTATCTTTTATCGCACGGTTATACATGGATACACGACAAGAAAGATAGAGCCGATTACACTTTTACCACTTTAATTGGTAACATGGGGCAGTTTTATTCAATTACCGTTTATTTTAAAGTGAAAAAACATCACACTAATAAAGTTGAATTTTATGATTCACTCAAAATATTTCCTAATTTCTCGGTGGAAAAAATAGCTAAAGCATTCAATTTGCCAATTCAAAAATTAAAGATTGATTATCATCAGTATCGGCCAGTGGGTTGGGAACTTACCGATGAAGAAATTGCCTATATTAGAAATGATGTAGAAATAGTGGCCAAGGCATTGAAAGAAATGTTCACTAGAGGCCTCACAAAAATGACTATAGCTTCTAATGCCATTAATAACTTTCGTGACCATTTTGCAGGTTTTAGGAAAAAGTATCCAAAGTTGCCACTTGAAATTGATAAAGATATTCGGAAATCTTACCGGGGCGGTTTTACCTATGTAAATGACACTTGGAAAGAAAAGCCAGTTGGCAAAGGTATAGTACTTGATGTTAATTCACTCTATCCAAGTTGTATGTGTACTCCATATCCATTACCTTTTGGCCAACCAGTATATTTCGAAGGGCAGTACAAAGAAGATTCATTTTATCCGCTATACGTTCAATCAATTACTTGTAGTTTTGATATTAAACCAGGCAAAATACCTTCAATTCAGATTAGAAATAGTTTGAGTTTTATTCCAAATCAATACGTTAAATCATCCAACGGCGAAAGAATTTCACTATATTTAACCAAACCTGACTATGAATTATTTTGTGAACAATATGATATTTATGATCCGGAATATAACGGTGGATGGAAATTTATGCAATCAGTTGGCGATTTTGATGATTATATTAGTTATTGGACAGAACAAAAGATAAAAGCTGGAAAGGAAGGAAATCAATCACTTCGTACTATATCGAAACTGATGTTAAATAGCTTATATGGCAAGCTTGGCTGCTCTGGTGAAGCTAAACAGAAAATACCATATATTACCGAAGATGGTGTTGTAAATTTTACAATGTCTGAAAAAGAAGAACGTGATACTCTCTACGTTGCGGCTGCAAGTTACATAACTTCGTACGGCCGGAATCGTACCATTCGTACCAGCCAAATCATTAAAGATTATACAACCAAGAAATATGGTGAAGATAGGTATTACTATTCTGACACTGATTCAATTCACTGCTCACTTACAAATGAAGATTTAGAAGAATTAAAAGATATTATTAAAATCGATGACTATAAATTAGGTTATTGGGCTAAAGAAGCTGAATTTGACCGTGCGTATTATATCAGACAAAAATGCTACATTGAAGAAATAAATGGTAAAGTAGAGGTAACTGTGGCCGGCCTTCCCTCTTATCTTGCACCGTTAGTTACTTTTGATAATTTCAAAAAAGGTTTTACAACGGCTGGTTTAACTCAAGCAGATATGGTACGAATAGCTAAAGAGAATGGCGCAAGTGAGGAAGAAATCGAAAAGATACAGCATAAACTTACATATAAATATGTCAAAGGTGGCGTAATTCTAGCCGACACAGATTTCACAATAAAATAAGGGGGAGTGAAACAATAACACTCCCCAGGCCAAAATAATGTTCTACCTCCTTTAAAGGCCTATCCTCATTATAGCACTTGTGGAAAACTTTGTTAAAATTAAGTATTGACAATAACGACAATATCGCCTATAATTAAAACATAACAAATAAACGAAAGGGCAAATATGAGTGAAATCGACAACTCACTACAAAACAAAAACTTAAGCGAAAGCCAAAAACGTATGCAAGAGATTGCTAAAGAATGTGGCCTAAAGAGGTTAATATAATGGAAGAATTAGAAGCAGCGCACAAAGATTATGAGAAACGTAAAAACGAAATAGATACAAAATTAACTGTGCTGCGAAATAACGCCTGCCTTCAATGGCACGAAAGGCAATGGCTAAACCAAGCAATTGAATTTATCAAAGAAAGGGAAATATAATGATCAAGAAAATAGAATTGCTCTACCAAATAGCAGAACTTGAAAATAGAGTAACTTGGCTTGAAGGGCGTATTGACAAGCTGGAAGCCAAGAAAGTTAGAAAGGTAAAGAAAGATGAAGCTCGTAAATAAGAAAACTGGGGAGATAGTAAGAGTTGAGTTTCTAAATAATTGGCAAACTGATGATGGAACAGAAATAGGGTTTAGAGAATGTAACTCAAATATTGTCTATTCATATAACTCTCTCGCCGAACTGAACGAGGAGTGGGAAGATTACGAAGAGCCGAAAGAGTATTGGTATATTGATTTCAATGGCGAAATAAAAGAATTTGAGCTTTTAGGTTATGACTGGCAAGGCTGGATGCGAGAAATCGGTAATTACTTTGAAACCAGAGAAGAAGCCGAGAAAGCTGTGGAGAAGCTCAAGGCTTGGAAACGGCTGAAAGATAAAGAGTTTGAATTTGTAGGGTGTTTTAAGGACAATACAATCAATTTTGAATTTGTCGGTCATCCTTTGTCCTACGATGAGGCAGAAGAAGCAGAGAAAGATATAGCCTTGCTTTTTGGAGGTGAAGAATGAGCAACTATTTAAGCAACCAAAAACTATGGCGTATAGTAAAAGAGCGTGATGAATACTATTATGAAATCAAGCTCGCTGGTGGTATTGTCGATAGAATCAAGGTTGAAGAACCAGCTATAAGTTATTTTAAAGAAAAAGGCGTAATATGATAATCGACCATACTCATCCAATTTACGTGAAACGTAGATATAATGCAGGTAATAATAAATATAATGGCGCTTATTACTATTCAAAAGATATAGTACGTCATATTATTCCAAAGGTTAAAACAGATAGAAATTGGCTAACTATAAATATGCCTGAACTCGAATATTCACATCTCAATTTAGACCATTCAATTATATTTATTCACAATAATTTACAGCCAAATGCTTATCAATGGTTACGAAAGTACAAAGATTTAATACTCGTTTGTGGCGTTCCTTCTACTACGGAGAAAATAAAGTTTTTTGGCACGCCAGTGTATTTACCACTATCAGTAAATGTAAAACAAATTGAGAAGTACAAAAGAAAGAATAAAGATAAATCAGTAGCATTTGCAGGCCGTAGAAATAAGCTCAATAATCGTGTTCCCTCTCATGTAGATATTTTAACAGATATGCCAAGATATCGCTTACTGCAAGAAATGGCAAGATACGAAGAAATTTACGCAGTTGGCCGTACTGCTATTGAAGCGAAAATACTTGGATGTAAAATCAAAGTATATGATGAACGATTCCCTGATCCAAAATTTTGGCAGCCAATCGATTGTTCTGAAGCAGCTAAAACATTACAAAAAATATTAAATATAATAGATGGAGAATAATTATGCCTGGAACTAAAGCAGGTGGTCTAAAAACAGCTCAAACTAATTATGAAAAATATGGTAAAGACTTTTATCGCAATATTGGTAAAAAAGGTGGTAAAAATGGCCACACTGGTGGTTTTGCAGCTAATCCGGCGCTGGCAAAAATAGCCGGTGCGAAAGGTGGAAAAGTTAGCAAGCGAGGAAAAGCCAAGAAGAAAGTAGAATTTGAAGATGAACGAGTAAATTACCAAAGTTATTGACAATAATCTTTAAAAAGTATAATCAAGATAGGTGTCTATAACCATTTTGCACTATGTGTATAGCGGGGTGTCAATTACGGTAAAATAAGGCTTGCAATACGGCCTTATTTTATTTGTGCTATAATAAAAATATAAACAGGACAATTAAATCATGACAAGAACTAAAAAGAAGAATAGCAAGAAAGATATTACGAAATATCTTAAGTATATCATTCCTGCTATTATGGCTATTATAGCCGGAGGTATTGGAATTTCAATCGCTGTTAATACTAACGATGGTAGAATCGATGTAAAAATTAACTATGCTGCCGAGCCGGTAGAATTTGAAGGCCAGGGCGCTTACGAAGAAGAAATCCCTACTATTGATGAAATCGATGGTGGTGGTCAATTTAAAGATATAATGGAAAATATTGGCAAGGATTCTTCATTTTACTATGAATTAGGTGCTATTGAAGATGTAGATACTTCATCAGTAGAAGCATTTAAAAATTCTACACTTGGACGGTGTATTATTGCTAACAATTACTATGGCGCTCAATGTGTTAGCCTTGCACGTGCCTTCTGGTGGAGTTATGCTGGATACGATGTATCAACCTGTGGCACTGGACTTGCTAAAGGGATGATGAACTGCCCAGATGAAAATGCAAGAGATAGATTCAAAGTAATTTGGAATACGGAAGAAATACAACCAGGCACTTGGATCGTTTTGAACGGTGATACAACCGGCCATATTTGCATGGCTTTAACGAAAGTCAACCACGGTTATATTTCTTGTCTTGGTGAAAATCAAGGTGGTGTACCTTGTGATTATGGTGTTGGTGGTGCTGGAACAAATATTATTAATATATCTGTCAAAAATTTTATTGGTGGTTATACTCCAATAGACTATATTGAACCAATTCCTGAACCTGAACCGGCACCACTTTCGCCAGATACTGGGGTGGTTAAATAATGGCATTATTGCCAATTTCTATAAATACTTACGATGCTTTTAGAGCTGATGCATTAGCTCGTGCAGCTCAAAATTTAGGTTATGATGTTGATGGCTATTATGGATATCAATGTTGGGATTTGGCAGCTGAACTGTGGATGAATATTTCAGCATTTCAAGATGGTCAATTATGGCCAAAAACTGGGCCAAATCTTGCAGCCATGGAGTGTTGGACAGTATCAAAATTCCAAAACGCTGGTACAGAATTTGATTTAATTTACGGTATAATTGAATTAAAACGTGGTGATGTAATAGTACTCGGCCCATCGGCTATTTCTAATGTTGGCCATATTGCCTTTTGTGATGAAGATTATAACGGTGCAACCAGTATGAATTTACTTGGCCAAAATCAAGTAAATCCAGATATTAATTATGGCCATATACCAACTGTTACAAATCTTGATATTTCCCAATTTTTGGGCGCTTTTAGATATAAAGCATGGGAAACTACACCACCAATAGTAGCTTCATACAAGCCACAGAAAAAACGCTTTCCATGGGTATTATATGCCAATAAACTACGTAGTAAAATGTGATATAATAAAATTATGGACGACGACAAAATTTTAGAACTAACTGGTAAAATTGAGGAAACTCTTGGTAAAGATAATTCCGCAATGATTTCTGATGTCTTGGGTGAGATTATCACCGGTAATGCCGAGAATATGAAAGCAATTGCAAAGAGGGATGAAGATATCAAGAAGTTACAAGACCGCAATGAAAAACTGGTTAGCGCTAACGGTGCACTTTTACAAAAGGTTGCTGTAGGCAAATTAGAGCCAAAAGAAACTGAAAAGAAAGAAGTGCCAAAGAAAATCAATCTGAAGGATGCTTTCGATAAGAACGGCAACTTCATTAAATAATAAGAAAGGACTAATATGTATCCATCAACTGGTTTACAAACTGCATTGAATAAGATGCGTGAAATGTCTGTTGACCAAGGTAGCATTTATCACCAATATGTACCTCTAGTAACCGATTCGACTACTATTGGTGAATTTGGTGCGCCGATTCTTGATTCACAGAATGTAAATGTATTAAATGACTTTGTTGGTTTGCTCAAGAAAGTTGTCTATACAGCTGTTTATAGTAAAACATTTAATAATCCTCTAGCTGACCTTGAAGGCGAAAGAATGCCAATGGGACAATTCATAGAGGATACGTACGTAAACCCACAACCAGGTAGAGCATTCAATGTGAACGACTTTGCTGGCCTTCTTCAAAAATATGATGCCGAAATCGCTACTCAATACTTGGCTGTCAACTCTGATTTGCAGTACTGCGTAACCATCACTCGCGAGAAAATCCGCAATGCCTTCACAAGCTGGGATCAACTCGAAGGCCTCATTTCCAGCATGGTTAATAGCCTTTACAACGGTGCTTATATCACTCGTTACAATCAAATCAAAGGTTTGCCACTAGCCGCCTTCAAAGCTGGTGCTATTAAATATGAAACCATCACTAACCCAACTGATGAAGCTACTGCCAAAGCTCTAGTGCGCAAAATTCGAGCAGATTACGCAAAAATGCAAATTCCTTCTACTAAATATAATGCTTGGCAAGATGCCAAAGGCGAAGGTGCATTTGCACTAAAGACTTGGTCTGAACCTGCAGATTTGATTCTTCTTATCTCTGCCGATGTTGAAGCACTCGTTTCGACAGACGTACTTGCGGCTGCCTTCAATCTCGATAAGGCCGATTATCTCGCACGCAAAATAACGGTTGATGATTTCAGCCAGTACAACAAAGATGGTACTGTTGCTGTAGATGGCTCTGCTATCAAAGCAGCTCTTGTAGATAGAAGCTTCTTCAAGATTAAAACTCAAGATTTTGCTATGGATGAATTCTACAATCCAAACAATCGTACTTGGCAATATTACCTCAACGATGTACGTATGGTAAATTACTCACTCTTTGCTAACGCCAAGGTTTATACAACCTCAGCTCCATCCGGCTCTGACGGCTCTGATGCAAGTGAATAATTAAAATCAATAGTTTTCCACAGGTTTATCCACAGCCTGTGGAGAACTTTTAATGGAAAGGAAAATTAATGGCTGTAATCACCCCTCAAACCGATGTATATTTATTAAAATGCCCTCTCGAAATCAGTGATATCAATCAGCTTACCTTTGCTAATGCTACTGCACAGTACAACTACTTTAATTCCCTTCCCAAACTTGCTGTAGATAATTTTACCTACCAACGTAAAGATGGCACTATTAGATATGGTGCTAATTTTGATAGTTTGCTTTCGTACAACTATGTAATGTATAGAAACGATGCATATTCAAATAAATGGTTTTATGCTTTCATTACCGGCATGGAATATTTAAATGACAATGTAACGGCCATTTCTATTAAAACAGATGTATGGCAAACATGGCAATTTGCACTAACCTATAAGCCGGTGCTTATTGACAGAGAGCATACTAATGATGATACTGTCGGCGCTAACACTATACCAGAAGGCCTAGAACTTGGCGAAATGGTATGTAATGGCGATGTAACTAACTTTGGTGTAAATGTTAGTGGTGTAGGCGATTGGGTAATTGTTATAGATGTTTCAATGATAGAAAATCCTGGACCAAATCAGACACTTCAATACAGCTGGCTCACTGGTGCTAATACTCCATCTATGTATGTGAATGGTATACCATCAGGCTTGTACCATATTATCCTTGGCGTAAATTCATCAACAGTTACCAGCGCAAGAGATGTAATAAATGTGTATGACAAAGCTGGACTTTCCGAGGCTATTCAAAATGTCTATATTTTACCACGTGATTTAGTCGGAAATGTTGAATTTGGTCTAACACTTTCTACAACTGGCTCTGCACCATCTGCTTCTGTAGGTGGGCTTGCAATGCCTGCTTATAGCCAAGGAGTAACTTCACTTGGAACTTCTACTTTTAATCGCCGTACAGCTATACGAAATTACATACCAAAAAATAACAAGGTTTTATGCTGGCCGTATAATTATTTCCTCATTAGTAACAATGCTGGCACAAGTATGCCTTATCATTATGAAGATTTTAGTGGCAATGTTAGCTTTAAGGTTGAAGGGGCTTTCGGGCCTTCTGGGTCAACTAAAGCTATACCAGTAGATTATAAGTATATTCTAAACAGTGAAAATGCGTATGACTACAGTGTAAATGGTGCTAAATATCCAATGTGCGCTTGGACTACTGATTCCTACACTAACTGGCTAACACAAAATGCTGTTAATATGGAACATGAATGGTGGCAAGCTGTACTCGGCGGTGGCGTACAAGGAATGCAAACAACTTGGGATGTTGGCGTGCAATATGGTGGTGTTGCTGGCGTAGGCGCTGGACTTGCCCAATATGGGGCTGGCCTAATTGGTACTGCATTATCGCAGCATAGAGCAAAGAGTAATGCTAATTTGATACCTGACCAAGCCAAAGGTAACACAAATTCTGGTGATATTGTGTGGGCAAAATTGCGCTCACAATTTACCTTTATTCCAATGAGTATAAAACCAGAGATAGCAAAATGTATCGATGAGTTTTTCTCGCAATTTGGGTATAAAACAAACCGTGTGAAAGTCCCTAATATAACAGGTCGAAGGAACTGGAACTATGTCAAAACTGTTGGATGCTATATTGAAGCAGATATTCCACAGGACGATTTGGCAGAAATTAAATCAATGTTTGATAATGGAATCACGCTCTGGCATAATCCGGCCACGTTTGCCGATTATAGCCAAGCAAATGATATAATTTAATTATGAAAAGAGTAAAGAAAAAAGCCATTAGTAATCAATTTGAAGATGCAATGCTTTTAAATTCTCGCACTTACGTTGATTATCTTGAGCGGATGAAGAAGATAGCTTTATCGATGTTTGAATGGGTAAACTTACCTGATTCAATGAACTCAAGGTATCTTGAAATGTGTCTGTATTACAAAGGCCAAGCAGCACTTCTCTATGATGAAAATTATGGCTACATTAATACACAAGCGGCTGATTCTGGATACATTAATATCTATGGTTTACCAACTAAAATCAATTGTTTTTCATATTCTTATAATGAAATCAGAGATTTGTATATTCCAGAAGCTACTGGTCAAGAAAAGACAGATGAGTGTATTCTTGTAATGAACACTTACGAAAGAATACCAACTTGTGCCTCTGTTGAACTATTTGCGATGCGACTTGCTGAAGCTCAACGCAGCGCTGATATTAATATCAATGCAATGCGTACACCGGTATTAATCAGAACTGATAAAAATCAAGAATTATCGCTACGTAATCTATATGCACAATATGAAGGCAATGCACCAGTTATATTTGCTGATAGAACGCAGTTAAATCCTGATGATATCAAAGTATTCAAAACTGATGCACCATTTATTGCTAAAGATATTATGGAGTACAAAGTACAAATCTGGAATGAGTTTTTGACAACACTTGGTGTGAGTAATTTAGATGAGAAACGAGAAAGATTAATTACTTCTGAAATCGACAGTAATAATGAACTCGTAAATCTTAATCTTCAAAGCTTCCTCGCACCTCGTAAGAAGGCTTGCCAAGAGTTTAATGATAAATATGGTTTGTCAGGTGATAAAGCCATTGATGTGAAAGTCAGAAGCGACTTATACAATATCATTAAGCAAGCCGAAAGCATTACTGATCAGTACAGAGATATTATCAGAAGCGATGAAACTTTAAATACAGAAGGAGAAGAAAATGGCTCGTTATACGATTGAACTCCGTAATGTTATTATGATGGTTGGCGAAGAAACTGTTAAATCATGGTTTTCGGACTATGATTTATCTGATTATCTTTCTGATGAAGAAATCGCTGTAATTACAGCTCGTGGCACTTGGTCTAAAGATAAATTAGCTCAAGCTATTGTAGACCACTACTATATGTATGAAATTGGCTTTGAAACGCCTGCGCTATTTAAGCACCAAGCTAAAGTATTCATGCGTGAATTAATGGAAGAAAAAGCGCCACTAATCTATTCGGCCTCAATAGAATATGATCCGTTAGTGAATGTCGATTACACGGAAACTTATGCCGGTACTACTGGTAACACTTCATCATCAGAATCATCTTCTACTGGCTCTGGCCTCACGGTAAATAGTGATACTCCTCAAGGCCAAATTAGTAAATCGGCTATTCTTGGTGGCTCATATGCAAGTAGCACTGGTGCTAATGAAACTGAAAACAATGTAAATGACAGTACTGAATCTTCCGGAACTCAAGATTATACCAAGAGAGTTAAAGGCAATTCCGGTGTTTCGGCTACTGCACAGAAGATGATTGAGCAATACCGCCAAAATATCATTATGATTAACCGTGATATAATTAAAGATGTAGGTACTCTATTTATGAGTATTTATTAAAAGAAAGGATTAAAATGGCTGAAGAAAATTTGAAAACTGTCGAAACTGTCGATACTAGGCCGTTTCGTAAGTTAGTCATGACCATTGGCGAGTTACCGACTTCATATATTGAATCGATGACTTACTATGAGTTACTTACCTGGTTTGTAAACTATCTTGAAACTGTTATTATACCTACTGTAAATAATAACGGTGAAGCTCTTGAAGAATTGCAGCAAAAATACATTGAACTTAAAGCCGATACTGAACAAGAAATTGATGATTTTGAAAATGAAATGACAACAGCCTTTAATACTCTTAAAGACTTTGTTGACAATTATTTCGATAATATTGATGTACAAGAAGAAATCAATAATAAACTTGACCAAATGGCTGAAGATGGACAATTGACTCAACTTATCGCTCAATTTTTATCTTTGAATGCTGTAATGTCATTCCCTAATGTTGCAGCAATGAAATTAGCTGAAAACCTTGTGAATGGCTCTACATGCGAAACATATGGATTTTACAATGTAAATGATGGCGGTGGTGCTAAATACTATATTAGAACCGTCACCAATGATGATGTTGTAGATGAAAAGACTATTATTGAACTTTACGATGATTATTTAATAGCCGAATTAATTAAAGAAGATACAATGACTGTTAAACAATTCGGTGCTAAAGGTGATGGATTAACTGATGATACTCTAGCAATTCAAACTGCACTAAATTATTGTGGCACAGTTGAATTTCCTACAGGTACATTTATGGTTAATGCCGAAACTTCCATTTTACCAAATAATGATAACACCCTAATTCTAGACAATGATTGTATTTTAAAAGCGATTACTAATTCAAATGCGAATTATGCTATTATTAAAATTCAGAATAAAAATAATATTACTATTACAGGTGGCAAATTATTGGGTGATAAAGATACACATACTGGCTCTACTGGCGAATGGGGCAACTGTATTGAATTACGAAATGCTAATAACATCACTCTTAAAAACATTACATTGACTAAAGGATGGGGTGATGGATTATATATAAATACTGTTGACCATTTATATACTGAAAATCTATATATTAAAGAAAATCGCAGAAATGGTATTTCGGTGATATCGGCTACAAATTATACATCACTTAATGACACGATTGAAGATACTGGTGGCACATTGCCAGAAGCAGGTATTGACTTTGAGCCTAATTTGGAAACAGATGTGTTTAAAAACATTAAAGTTATTAATATGACTTCTCGTAGAAATACTAATTTTGGGATGATTTTTGCACTCACTAATCTCACCGCGACATCTGACCCAATTGATATCGAAATTACTAATTTTAAAGATGAAGCATCTATGGATGGTATGAGGCTAACCAAAACAGCCAACGCCCGAGGTTTGATTACACTTAATTCGCCATCATTAATCAATAACCCTGAAAACTCCGTACAGTTACGCAACTTTACTTGGGGCGAAAACTTTAAACTCATAATTAATGATTTATATGTACGAAGGGATGCCGGTACGGTTAGTGGTACTAACAGTGATTACTCACCGATTGCTGTATATGGCAGCCAAACTCCAATTGGTGGTGTTGTAATTAAAAACTCAAGAATATACCAAGATGCCTTAATACCTAACGGTGTTGTTGATATGTATTTTAGAGCAGCAAAAGATATTGAAATAATTGAGCCATTGTATGGCAGCGGATCTAAAAGACCAACAATTACCCTTATTGAAGGAAATTTCAAAATCTATGATCCTTTACACATTTATGGTCTTGATTCAAGTTATGCCAGCGGTGAAATAGGTGGTTCAGATGGTAGAACTCGGTCAATTAAAGGCGCTGGTGCAGGTACAGACACTACAGTTACAATTAGCAATTCAGCACCAATAGGTTATACTTGTGAATTTATTAATGCGAGTACCAAAGTATATAGTATAAAACTTCCTGATGGCTATTACTGCAGGGCATTTGGTAATACAACAGGTGCAACCCTTAATTTAGCATCAGGTGCTTCTATTAAACTTGAAGTTGGCGCTAACAATACCGTTATTGCCACAGGCCAAGTCGGGACAATCACAGTAGCATAGTTATCCCATTCCTCCAACCGCCTCACTCACACCTGGGGCGGTTTTTCTTGGAGTTTTCCACAGGTTTTCCACAGGGTGTGGATAAGTGTGTAACTGCTGTTACCTTTAGTGTTCCGAATGCGCGTTTAAAAATGCTGTTATTGGTGTTTAATGCCGCCGTGGAGGGTGTTTGTGTGTTTAATAGTATCATGTACCGTGTTTCATATTTCATGTTAATGTCGCAAAATATCCTTCACGTGAAATAACTTGACAAATG